TTTCAGCAACCAATTGTCGACCGCCGCTGTGTTGTCGCAAACTTCGCTGGAACAAATGTTGATTCAAGTTCGTCAAGCTGTTGACAACAACCAAAAGAAAATTCGTTTGGTTCCTCGTCAACTGGTTGTCGCTCCCGGCAACATCTTCCAAGCTGAAGTTCTGTTGAAGTCGGTTCTTCGCACCGGCAACGCCAACAACGACATCAACCCCGTGAAATCCATCGGGTTGTTGGACGAAGGCGCTGCTGTGTTGAGCCGCTTGACCAGTTCGACCGCATGGTGGGTTCAGACCGACGCTCCCGAAGGCATGAAGCTTTTGATGCGCCGTCGTCTGGAAAAGACCATGGAAGGTGACTTCGAAACTGACTCGATGCGCTACAAGGCCACCGAGCGTTACACAGTGGGTTGGACTGACCCCCGCGCCATGTACGGTACTCCCGGCATGTAAGCAACAAGGGGAGGCGAAATCCTCCCCTTTTTTTTAAACATCGGTCAAGCTTTTCAAGGAGAAGACCATGCCTTTATTTTCTGACGACCTTTTCTTGGGCGCTGGCGCGACGTACATGGGTACGGGCAATCAGTCTGCCACTGCTGTTATTTCCGCCACCATCTCCGGCACCACCATGACGGTTGTTCAAAACCTGTCTGGCGATGCTCTGGTTGTGGGCCAGTACATCACTGGTTCGAGCGTGACTGCAAACAGCTACATCACTGCCAATCTGGGCAATAACCAATACACCCTGTCGCAATCGTCTACTGTTGGCTCTGCCACCACGATGTATGCCGCTGGTAATGCATTGTTGGGCGACCCTGCTCCTATGTCTTTGGGTGTTGGGCCTCTGGGCCGTGTGTACGTTTGGGACACCATTCCTCAAACCCTGCAAAGCGCAAACATTGCCGCTTCGCAAACCGCTTCGGCTGCTGGCAATCTGACGCTGACCGCTGGCACTTCCGCAACCTCGGTTGTGAAGTCCAATGGCACGACTGTGATTCAACTGGATGTGCCTCGCGCACTGACCGTGAACTGCTCGACGACTGCTCGTGCATTCACCGTGTCTGGCTATGACTACTACGGTCAAGCCATGACTGAAGTGATCACCGTTGCCACCGCTGGCACCGCTGTGACTGGTAACAAAGCGTTCTACCAAATTGCCAGCGTGTCTATTGCCGGTTCTGCAACCGCTTGCGTGGTCGGTACTTCTGACTACTTGGGCTTGCCAGTTCGTGCAATTGATGCCGGTTATGTGGTCAGCGTTGGCTGGGCTAACACTTTGGCTCGTGATGCTGGCACTTTCACTGCTGCTGCTACTGCAACGGCTACCAGCACCACCGGTGACGTGCGTGGCACCTACAAGCCTTCCAGCGCCTCCAATGGCTCTAATCGCTTGGTGATGGCCATCGCTGTGCCTGCAATCGCTGTTGGCCCCAATTCCACTGCTACTGGCGCACTCGGCGTCACCCAAGCCTAATAGGAGGCGATCATGGCTACAAAAAACGCTGGCGGCTTTAGCCAAATGCCAAAAATGATGACTGACGAACCGTCGGTCATTCTGAAACTCAAGAAGGGTGGCAAGGTTTCTCACAAGAAACACGAGCACCATGAAGAGCATGGCCACCACAGCATGCACCATGCTGCTTCCAAGCACCATGAAGGCATGCACGGCCACGCTGAACATGGTCACGCCCCCAAGAAGCCTTCCATGGCCGAACGCCGCAAAGCAATGAACCCCAACTTCATGAAGAAGGGTGGCATGGCTCACAAGGCTGATGGTGGCATGATGCCTATGGGTGCTGCTCCTATGGGCGCTCCTATGGCCTCTCCAATGGCCGCTATGGGCCAAGCCAAACTGGCTCAGATGGCTCCTGCTATTCGTGCTGCCCGTGCTATGCAAGTCCGTAAGGCCTTGACTGGCATGAAGAAGGGTGGCCACGCCGGTATGGAAAAACATATTGAGAAGCTGGAAAAAGAACTGCATCACCACGAAGCCATGAAAGATTCGTCACACGGTGGCAAGGCTCACGCCAAGCACGGTGGCAAGATTCATCACAAGGCCAAGGGCGGTGAAATGTTGGGCAAGAAGCTTGACGAGTTTGAAACCAAAACCACGATTGAGCATGACGAAAAACCTTTCGTTAAGACCAAAGTGGTTGACGGCAACAAGCGCGACAAGGCCCACGGCACTGGCGAGATCAAAGAGAAGAATGCTGGCGGTTACAAACGTGGTGGCAAAGTCCATCACAAAGCAACTGGCGGCGATATTCCTGCTGATACCGACAAGAAGCGCAACCCCGGCAAAATTGAGATGCACGGCACTATCGAAGGCAATGAACATGACTTCGAAAACACCGAGATGCACGAAGCTGAACACGACAGCGCTCATGGCACTGGTGGCGTTCGTATGAACAACGCTGGCGGCTATCGTCACGGCGGCAAGGCTCACCACAAGATGCACCACAAGGCAACTGGTGGCGCTATTGAAGGCAACGAAATGAAGTTCGCCATCAACAACGTGGACGGCACTCCCAAGGGCAAGACCAACACCAAAACTGGTGAAGTTAAAGAAGCCAATGCTGGTGGCTACAAGCGTGGAGGGCATGCCACAAAAAAAGCCTACGCTACGGGGGGGAATGTTAACGATCAAGGCAAGGCAGAAAAAATGCCTCGTCACTTCGTTAGCCGCCCCGTAGCTAACAGCCTGCAATCTGGTACTTTTAAAAAGGGTGGCAAGGTGCATCACTTCGATGATGGTGGTCGCATGGCCACTCCTCAAGCGGTGAATGACCCTGCTCCAGTTAGTTCTAGCCGACCAACAAGTTCTGCTGGTACACGACTGGCCACGCCACAGGCTGTCAATGATCCTGCTCCAGTGTCTCGCCCAAGTGCTCAAAAGGCATCACAAGGCAAGAAACGAGGCGGTCGCGCTTGTTAAACAGCGGGGGCTTCGGCCCCTGCTTCTTTGAGGAATTATCATGAGTAATGGAATCGTTGCATCAGTAACTCGTGCGGGTGCTTATGAACCATTTGATTTGCAAGTTGCTCGTGGCCAAATCTTGGGCCACACAACCGTCAGCATCTTTGGCTATCAAGCATCGGTCGGTACAACTTCTATCCCAGTTTGGGAAAATGCAAGCACATACACTTACCCCACCTCAGCGACCACGCTGACGATGGTGAGTAGTTCTGCTTCAGACAATACATCGGCATCGGTTTTGATCAGTGGCCTTGACGCCAACTTCAACCCGTTGTCTGAAACCTTGTTCTTGAACGGCACAACTGCTGTGACGACTGTCAACAGCTATTTCCGTATTAACAACTTGACCTTGGCCAGCGCAGGCACCAGCCAAAGCACCAACGTGGGCACGATTACTCTGAAGCAAAGCACCAACACGCTGGCTCAGATCAACCCCGGCATTGGTCGTTCGCAAAGCACCGTGTACACCGTGCCTGCTGGTTACACTTTCTTCTTGGATTGGGTTGAAGTCAACACATCGAACTCCTACACCGGCAGCGTCACTGTGACCTACAAGGTGCAAGCTGGCGACAACGTGTCTAGCGTGACCCGAAACGTGTTGCAACAGCCTTTTGTGTCGCTCTACAGTGCTAACCGGATTGCTGATCCGTATGCTTATTTACAAAAGACTGACATCCAATGGCAGTTGTCAACGAGTTCCAGCACAGTTGCTGCTGGCGTTATCGTGATTGGCAAGCTGATCCAAAACAATAACACCCTAACCGTGTCTGGAGGTTAATCATGCCTTTGATCAAATCGAAATCCAAAAAAGCCTTTGAACACAACATTAAGGCTGAGATGGGAATTACTCAGTAAAACCATGGCAGATATGTTTGGCGTGTTCAATCGAATGACAGTTTGGACAAAGAACTTCCAAGTTCTCCATGCTGTTATTCGACCTATTGCGGTCTTTGTGATGAACGCCAAGAATTTGTGCGTTTTGATCAAAACCGCATCTTTGGCAAGAATTCAACAAACCTCTCCGTTTCATATTTTTTCTGACAGTGCTGAAATCACCTTTCCAATTTTCAATTGCAGATTTGTTGATACAAGCACGAGAACAATATTTTCTTTTTTTAGATGGAGCAGAAAGAAATCTTGTTTTGCAATGAAGGCAGGTGTACTCAAAAGTTCCTTTATCTTTCATTGCTGTGTGATAGCAATTTGGGCTACAGTATTTTGCTTTGTTTGCCCTGCTTGCAATGTGCTCAAAAACCGTATTGCAAACTTCACAAGTTGTTTTTTGAACGGTTCTAGCAGACAATGCCATACAACTTCTTCCGCAGAACAAAGCAGTGTCTTTTCTGTATTCAGGAACAAAAAATTGTTTGCTGCAATGTTGGCAAAATTTTTCGTATTTCACTCTGGAGCGTGTTATGCCACTCATAAATAGTCCTTCCAAAAAAGCGTTTGAGAAAAACATACGCACAGAGATTGTACAAGGAAAAAAACCTGTTAAGCAGGCCGTGGCCATCGCCTACAACGAAAAGCGTCACGCGGAAGGCGCTCCAGAACTATTGAAGAAAGAAATGCCAACACATCGTCATGCTGAAAAATTATTAGCACAAAATGGTGTCAGTAAAGACGATCCAGATTATTACCATCATCTTAATAACACAATAAAACATCTTCGTCAGTTTGGTAACATTGATTTGATTAACAAGCAAGGTGTGGCGGAAGAACAACTTGATCACAAAGCGCATGGCGGCAAGGTGTCAACCTGCCACGAAAACCCCATGTGCAAGGGTGGCTGGTAATGGCCAAGCCGGGGCTTTACGCCAACATCCACGCAAAGCAGGAGCGCATCGCTCACGGTTCTGGTGAGAAGATGCGTAAACCCGGCTCTAAGGGTGCGCCCACGGCTGCTGCGTTCAAAGAGTCAGCGAAGACCGTCAAAAAGAAAGACGGCGGTGTGTCGTTGGCTGTTGGCCGCGGTGAGAAGTTGCCTGTTTCCAAGGGTGCTGGCCTGACCGAAAAAGGTCGCGCCAAGTACAACCGTGAAACTGGGTCGCATTTAAAGGCTCCACAGCCTCAAGGCGGCTCCCGAAAAGACTCGTTTTGTGCCAGAATGAGCGGTGTTGTAGAACACTCAAAAGGCGATGCCGAACGTGCAAAAGCATCGCTTAAACGCTGGAAATGCCCCGGCTGGTAAAGGAACAAACATGTCCGATCTGAAGTCAATGATCAAGGCCGTGGCTGAGGCGCATAACGCCAAGAATCCCGGCCGCCGCATTTCAATTACCGACCCAATGACTCGTGAACAGTCAGAAGAGCGTCAGGAAAAGCGCCGTCAACAAGAGGCTGTTGAGGCCAAAGAACGCGCCAAGAAAGATGCGGCTGACCTGCCCAACCTTGAAAAGCGTCATGCAGAGATGACCAAAACTTACGAGGGTGGCAAAAACTATCGTTACGCCGACCGTGAGCAGAATTTGTCTGACTATGAGCGCAAGGCTCGTGACATTGAACCAGAAATGAACAAGCTGGGCGCTCGTATCAGCGCAGCCAAGGCTGGTGGATACAAGCAAGGCGGCAAGATTGACTTGAAGCACTGCAAGATCAGCACCGTTGAGAAGAGCCACAAGCACAAAGACTGGTGAGGTAACCAATGGCTTACAGCGGAACAGTAGGACAAACGGTCGTTACGACCCAACAAATGATCGACCAAGGCGCCCGGATGTCGGGCAAATTGGCCGAAGAGTTGACTGTCGAGCAAATTCAGGCCTCTAAACAGGCCTTGTACTACGTTCTGAGCAACTTGATCAATCAAGGCATCAACTATTGGGCCATTGATAAGAAGGTTTACGGCTTCAACGCCGATCAATTTGAGTATCTGCTACCTGTGGGTGGTAATGACGTTTTAAACGCGCTGTATCGCCGTTTAAACCGCCCTACGCCTGCCCAATACGGCGGATACTTCGGCTCATCCGGTGTTGTTGGCCTTGCGTTTGACAACAATGTGCTGACTGCCGACACCCAGACATCGCCGAACGGCTACATTGGCATCAACTATGGTAGCAACAACCCCATTTATGCGGGTTCAATTGGTATCTTGCCCGCCACTTCTGGCCAGTTCCACATTTATTTGGAATGGTCGAATGACGGCGCCACTTGGAACCTGCTGGAAGACACTGGCGTGACCACATGGGTCAGCGGCCAGTGGCTATGGTACGACATTGACCCCGGCGTGACATGCCAGTATTACCGTATGCGTGAAACTGGTGGCAATACTTTGAGCGTGGCTGAGTTTTTTGTGGGCAACAACTCCACAGAAATCACAATGGCACGTTTGAACCGTGATGACTACACGAACTTGCCCAACAAGAACTTCACGGCCAACCAGCCGTACCAGTTCTGGCTGAACCGCACGATCCCGCAAGCCAAGATCACGCTGTGGCCAACGCCGAGTGATCCATTTGAACAGATGGTGGTCTGGTATTCACGCCAGATCATGGATGTGGGTGATTTGTCTGGCCAGATTGAGATTCCTCAGTACGCCCAAATGGCCATTCAAGCCATGTTGGCGCACCAAATGTCGATGATTTTGCCCGGTGTGGATGTGCCTCGCATTCAATATCTTGAGACACAGGCTGAGAAGCTGTTCATCATGATGGAAGCGGAAAACCGTGACAGATCGCCCATTTTTTTGGCACCGAATGTGAGCGTTTACACAAGATGACAAAAATAATCACAAGGCAAGAAGCAAAAGCAGCAGGCTTGATCCGGTATTTCACCGGCAAGCCTTGCTCGGCTGCGGGCCATGTTGATGAGAGATACACAAGAAACGGTGAATGTTTTGGATGCTCAAAATTGAAATCCAATGACTGGAACAAAAAAAATCCAGAAAAGAAAAAGCAATACAGGAAAGAATATTTCCAAAAAAACGCTCAACGAGAATACGATATGCGGAAAAAATGGATGGATGCGCATCCAGAAAAAGCCGAAGAATTGAAGGTTAGAAAGAATAAGGCAACTGTTGTTTGGGCAAAAAATAACAGCGAAAAACACAATGCGTCGCAAGCAAAAAGACGCGCGTCCAAAATTCAACGAACGCCTCCTTGGTTAAACCCCGCTCATTTTTTTGAGATTGAGTGCATTTACAAATACTGCGCGGCCTTACGCTCCAGCAATCTTGATTACCACGTTGACCACATTTTTCCTTTGCAGGGAGATTCCGTATCTGGCCTTCACGTGCCTTGGAACTTGCAAGTCATACCTGCGTTTGAAAATCTTTCAAAGAACAATCGGGTGGTGAATAATGCCTCGTTTTCTTGACACGCGTGGGAATGCATCAATTGCCGTGTTCGTGTGCGACCGTTGTCGTTTCAAAAGACCCATCATTGAAGCAATGCCTGACCCTAACTTTCCGGGCCTCAAAGTGTGCCAACAAGGGTGTGCGGATGAGAAAGACCCATACCGTCTTCCCGCTAGGAAAACTGAGCGGATCACCCTACAATACCCACGTCCAGACGTTAGTGTGGCGGTTGATCCGAATGACATCGTGACTGTGCCATACGGCGGTGAAGTCTTGAGCACTGAGCAAAGCGGTCAGACGCCATCACAGGACGGGAATCAACAAATTATTGGATTGCAACCCTGATATGGCACAAGTTTCGATCACCGAACTCCCACAGGCGCAGGCACTACAAGGCACTGAGTCTGTCCCAATTGTCCAAAATGGGGTGACAGTACAGACCACTACCGGTGCTATTTCTGGCGCCGGTGCGTTGAACTATCCATTTTTGACTGTTGGCGGCACGTCTGGCCTTACTCAAGCACGATATTTGACAACTGGTTCTGGTTTGTCTTTGTCTGACGGTGGCGCAGGCAGCACTTTGCAGATCAATCTGACTGGCGCTGCTCAGTCTTTAGACGGCGCATCCAACGGATTGATCGTCAAGACCGGCCCTACAACGGTCAGCAATACCGCAATTGCGGTTGGCACAGGCTTGACTATTGCCAACGCCGATGGCACGGCTGGCAACCCTACAGTGGGTTTGAACGCCACCTTACAAAACTTTGCCAGCACGTCCGGCACGGGCATTCTGTCGATCAACGGCACATCCGTGGGCGTGTTTACGCTTCAAGGCACATCCAGCCAGATTGCTGTGACCAACGGCAACGCTTCAGGCGGCTCCCCAACGGTTGGATTGGCATCAAACCCCACCTTGCCGGGTAATTCATTCGTTCAACTGCCTTCTGGCACGACATCGCAGCGCGGCTCACCCTCTTATGGCGCTTTCCGATATAACACCGACATCGCCAGCTTGGAGGCTTATACGGCTTCTGGATGGGGCGCTGTGGTGTCTGGATCAGGTGTTACGACATTCAGCGGTGGAACGACAGGCCTGACCCCTGCAACACCCACCGCGGGCGGTATTGTCCTCGGCGGAACCCTGAGTGCAGGTAGCGGCGGAACGGGCGCATCCAGTTTAACTGGATACGTTTACGGAAATGGAACTGGGGCGATGACCGCCTCGACCACCGTTCCCACCACGGCGTTGTCTGGTACGGTTACAAATGCCCAGTTGGCCAACAGTTCGATCACAATTAACGGAAACTTGGTCAGCTTGGGTGGGTCAACTACCATTAGCGCCGCTACTACAAGCCCATTGACAATTAGCACCGGTTTGTCTGGCGGTTCGTTCAATGGATCAACTCCAGTAACGATTGCGCTTGCCAATACGGCTGTGACGGCCGGATCTTACGGTTCAGCTTCTGTTGTTCCGACTTTTACAGTAAACGCCCAAGGTCAACTGACAACCGCGGCAAATGCAACGATTAGCATTCCTGCCTCGGCAATCAACTCTGCAATCCAAAACAGCGGTCTACAAAACAGTTCTATTACCATCAACGGCAACACAGTCAGCCTTGGTGGTTCAACAACTGTTACGGCCAGCACCACGTCAACTTTGACGATTGGCACTGGATTGTCTGGAACATCGTTCAACGGCTCGACGCCAGTCACGATTGCTATTTCCAGTACTGGTGTGAGCGCAGGAACGTATGGATCTGCAACGTCAATCCCGACTTTGACGGTCAATGCACAAGGGCAGATCACGTCGATCAGCACCAATGCGCTGAATTCACCCGCCTATCAAGGCACATGGAACGCCTCAACCAACACGCCGACACTGACATCGAGCGTGGGCACGAACAACAACTACTACATCGTGTCAACCGCCGGTACGACAACATTGAACGGCATTTCGCTGTGGTCGGTCGGTGACTGGGCGATCTTTAACGGAACCACCAGTGCTTGGGAAAAGGTTCTGGGAGGCTCTGCTGAGGCCTTCAGCAGCCTTATCGTGACCGGTTTGACCGGTTACATGTATGCCAACGGAACAAGCGCTGTAACGGCCTCTACAACGATTCCTACAAGTGCTTTGTCTGGCAACTTTGTGTCGACATTCAGCGCTGGTACAACTGGCCTGACACCGTCGACGGCTACGGCTGGTGCGATCACTTTGGGCGGCACATTGGCCTTGGCCAGTGGTGGCACGAATGCTAATCTGACCGCAGTGGCTGGTGGTATTCATTACTCCACCGCATCGGCCACAGCCATCTCTGCGGCTGGCACAAGCGGCCAAGTGCTGACCTCTGGTGGTACTGGCGCACCTACATGGTCGAATCTGTCGAGCATTGGCGTGACCACACTCAGTTTTGGCACAACCGGATTGACTCCATCGACTGCGACCTCGGGTGCGATTACTGTGGCTGGAACACTGGCAGTGGCCAATGGCGGTACTGGCGTGACATCGTCAAGCGGTACAAACAGTGTGGTTCTGCGTGATGCAAATGCCAACATCGTTTACAACAACGAGGCTCCCGGCTACACGAACACGGTCACCGCCGCAGGAACAACCACGCTGACGGCTGCATCGACCCGTTATCAGCACTTCAGCGGCACAACGACTCAGACCCTCAAGTTCCCTGATGAGACTACCGTCCCGGCTGGTTTGGGCTACATCGTTGACAATGACTCATCTGCCAACGTGACTGTTCAAGACAGTGCAGGCAACACGTTGGCGACTGCTGTCCCCGGTGGTGCTGGTTGGATTTATTCGCTGTCAAACAGTGCCGCAACTGGCAACTGGGCGGGCTATATCTTGCCTCCCGGCAACAGCGCAACTGGCTTTATCACATGGGGCACGGCTGGGTTGAACTTGGCCAGCAGCTACATCCAAGGTGTGACGACATTGAACATGTCGGGGCAGTTGACATCGACTGTTGCAACAGGAACTGCACCGTTTGTGGTGGCCAGCACGACTCAGGTTGCTAATCTGAATGCAGCGACCGCGGGAACCGCAACAAACGCAACGAACGTGGCGCTGACTGCTGGCTCGGGAGCCACAAATTACTTGCATTTCAGCGCATCGGCAACAGGAAATCAACCAGTTAACACAAACGCATCCCTGACATACAATTACACCAATAATGCCATCACAGGCGGCATCAACGGTGGCACTTTCTAAGGAAAAACCATGGCAGCATCAGGCTACACCCCAATCATCCTGTTCAACTCTGGCACTGCCAGCAACGTCCCCACCACGGGCAACTTGGCTGTGGGTGAGTTGGCGATTAACTATGCTGACGGTAAGCTGTACTACAACACCGGTTCAGCGATCAAGGTGTTGGCTGGTGCTGGCGGTGCAGGTATTGCGGGTGGCTCCAATACCCAAGTTCAGTATAACAGTTCCGGTAGTTTAGCTGGCTCGGCCAACCTGACATTTGACGGCACGAACTTGGGATTGTCAGGCGGCACAGCCAACGGTGTAGCCTATTTGAACGGCTCTAAGGTGCTGACTACGGGGTCTGCGCTGACGTTTGATGGGACTAACTTGGGTGTTGGTGGCGCAGCATTGTCGTTGCCCGCTGGCTACACAGTTTCTCAAGTTTCAGGCACTTCTGGTGCAGGGTTGTTTCGAGCCACATCAACTAGTGTTGATATTCGTTTTCAAGCTGACCAAGTTGGCAGTGTTGGACTTATTAACGTTGCTTCAAACCACCCTCTAGCTTTTAACGTTAACGCCACCGAACAAATGCGCCTGACCAGCACAGGTCTGGGTATTGGGACAAGTTCGCCTATCAGTAAGTTGAACGTAAATGGTGGTACTGGAGACACAACTGCAACAGATGCTGTATTTTCTTTAACAAGAACTACATCTACAGGCAATGTCGAATCAATAAAGCTGGTCAACACCGAGAAGGATACAAACTACGGCAATTTTGTTGTTCAAATTAAAACAACCCCATCGGGTTCTGAAAGCCCTAGTTACTACACTAACGCATTAACGCTTGATGGACAATACGGCAACCTAGGACTAGGGGTTACGCCTAGTGCTTGGGCGCTTGGCAAAGCGGTTGAAGTTGGATTTGGCGGTAATGCTGTTTGGGGTAACGCAACTAGCAGCGTTTTCCTTACGCAAAATATGTACTACGATGGAAACTTCCGGTACAAAAATACAGCGGCAGCTAGCAACTACCAACAAAACAGTGGTGTGCATAGTTGGTATGTAGCCCCCTCCGGCACAGCAGGTAACGCCATCTCCTTTGCCCAAGCAATGACGCTGGATAACAGCGGTCGTTTGTTGTTAGGCGCTACCAGTGGAACGACAGGCCAATTAATTATTTCTTCAAACGGTGCAACTCAAAATTCAATTAGCTTTGTAGACATCAATGGTGCTGGTCGCACATTTGTAACAGGGCCGGGAGTTGGAACAGGCAATGTTGGAGACTTTGGATTTTACGACTACACGGCCTCACAAGTTGGATATATTTATACCGGAGGCAATTCGGGCAAATGGGCTTGGTATACTGCTGGTGCAGAACGTGCCCGTATAGACTCCAGCGGGAATTTGTTGGTGGGTGCAACAACATCTTTACAAACATCTATTGGTAACGGTGTTGTTCTTAACCCAAATTCTTCTGGCGGCTTTATAAACATTGGGCACACATCCAGTTCTTCTGGGTATGGTTACGCACAATTTTTATATGGTAGCTCTGCAACTGTTATTGGCTCTATCACTCAAAACGGTACAACAGGCGTTCTTTACAACATTTCTTCAGACCAACGTTTAAAAGAAAACATTGTTGATGCACCTTCTGCCGATGTCGACATTGACGCAATTAAGGTTCGTAGTTTTGACTTTATTTCTGACAAATCCAATGTTAAATACGGTTTTATTGCCCAAGAACTTGTAACAGTTGCACCTTATGCTGTGCATCAACCAGAAAATCCAGAAGAAATGATGGGCGTGGACTACTCCAAACTTGTCCCCATGCTGGTCAAAGAAGTTCAATCCCTTCGTGCCCGCCTCAAAGCGGCAAACATTGCTTAATTAACTGAAAGGCTAATCATGTCAGCACAAATCCAATGGAGCATTGATTGGCTCCAAGCATCCACCCAAACCATTAACGGTTATAGCGAGGTCGTTTTGACCTGCGGCTGGCGCTGCACGGGTACTGAGTCAAACACTGCCACACCCCCTGTGACATTCACCAACTCTGTTTACGGCACTTGCTCGTTCCCTGAGCCTGCTGCTGGCGGTTCGTTCACGCCCTACGCTCAACTGACCCAAGCTCAAGTGGTTGGCTGGTGCTGGGAAAACGGCGTGAACCAAGAAGCTACTGAGGCTGCTATCAACGCTAACTTGGCTGCTCAGATTACACCCGCCACTACGCAACCACCCTTGCCTTGGGTTACGGCTTAATTTAACGGGAAGCCACCACCCGACCTTGGTGGCAATTTAAAAGGAAAACTGAAATGGGCAACAACACAAAACCCCAAATCGTTATCGACGGCGTTGAGTATGACTACGACACCTTCACCGACCAGCAAAAAGTGATGACTGAACACGTTGCTGATCTGGAGCGCAAGGTCAACTCTGCCAAATTTAACTTAGATCAACTTTCGGTTGGTCGTGACTCGTTTTTGAACATGCTGAAGCAATCGTTGGCCGAAACAGCCGCTGCCGCTCCAGTGACCGATGTGACCCCCAAGCCCGCTGAGGCATAACCTTTAGGAGCCACCCATGCAATTTCTAAATGACATTCGCCAATATGTTGCTGAATTCGGAAGCCAAGCAAATGATGAAGTCCATCGTTTCCTTGATTTCGTCAAGGCCAAGTACGAAGACATGCAGCCAAAAGATGCTGTGGTGGCTCCTGTAGATGCAAGCGGAACTGGATCAGATTCTGTGGCTGCTGAAACAGTTGCCGCCGCCGTTCCTGATGCTCCAGTTGCTGAGGCAAGCGCTGCCGATGATTCTGCCGTTCCTGCTGATGCTGGTGGTGATGATTTTGGTAAAGCACCCGCTGTGGCGGTTCTTTCTGATAACGCCCTTGCTGTGTCTGATGAACCAGCGGTGGTAACTCCTGCTCCTTAATTACTAATCGGATTAGTACAAGGATCGACATGGAAGCGACGCATGAACTTGCCACAAAAACGGACAAACAACTGAGCGTTCACGAGGCGGTTTGTGCGGAGCGCTATGCCAACATTCAAAAGCGTTTTGATGATGGATCGAAACGCATGCAGCGCATTGAGTACATCTTGTATTGCTCAATCGCTGTGTCATTATTTGGCCCCAAATATATGGAACAATTGCTGAAGCACCTTATAGGAGTGTGACATGATTGATCCAGTAAGCATTGGCCTAGCCCTATCGGGAATTCAAAAAGCAGTATCGCTTGTTAAGCAAGCGGCCAAAACGGCTCAAGACGTTCAGTCTTTAGGGCCAGCATTAGGCAGTCTTTTTTCGTCAGCATCCAATGCTGAAAAAGCGGTTGCTGAAGCCAAGTCATCGGGCAACGCATCCAATATGCAGATTGCCATGCAGATTGAGCTGGAGCTGGATAAGGTTCGGGAAATCAAAGCGCATTACCAGCTTGAGTTCATGAAAGTCGGCAAAGTCGATGTCTGGAACAAGATTATCGAACGTGCTGGAAAGATGGATGCAGCCGATAAGTTTGCTGCCAAAGCCGCAGAAGACCGTGCTAAAGCAAAAAAGCAAGAGCAAGAAGAATTCTTTATTGCGGCTTTGGTCGTTGTTCTGGTGGTGGTGCTTGGCTACATTGGCTTTCTTTTTGTACAGGAATCCGTTGACTATGCTAAGAAAAATAGCCATCCTGTGCATCATCGCACTTAGTGGTTGCTCTGACCGGTATCGGTATACCTGTCAGGACTTTGATCACTTCCAAGACCCTGAGTGCCAACGTCCTCGGTGTCTGTTCACGCAGACGTGTCCCGACTATCTAGTCGCCCCAGTTCTGGAGAAACAAGTTGAATCTGTTCAGCAACCACCCGGATCACCGCCTAAGCGCTGAAGACATCGAAGTCCGCATCTGGGCTATCGTGGTGCTTGCCATCACGGGTATTCTGTTCTTCATCGTTATCTGCCTCTTGTATTCGGTCACCTTTGTTGTGCAGCCGATCAAGGCCATGGCGCCCATCGATCAAGCCTACACAAAGATGCTCAACGACATCGTTTTGCTGTTGGTTGGGGGTATAGGTGGTATCGTCGGCAAACGTGTGGCTGGCGGCGTTGCAGGCACGTTGGCGGGGGTTAAAGCGGCCACCAATACGCTAGCACCAATGCAGTCCTGCGTGGGGCAAATGGGCCAACCTGTGCCCTTCTATCCGCCTCAGCAGGCCAACACAGCTTTCGGCGCTATGCCCACGTTTGTGAACCCTACGTTCGACGAAGACTGGCGTCCCCCACCACCGCCCACGACAGCGCCAGATCACCTGCATCCTGAGCGAGAAGAGATCGCCAATGAACGTGCCGCCGCAAAGGAGGCAGAATGACTTGGTTCCTCACCTTCTTCAGTGATTTGTTCTACGTCATCGCCTGCGCAGCCATGATCGCTGGCTTGGCCTTGTATGGGGTCAGTTACTTCGCCAAACTGCTGCCGGTGATCGCCACCTACGCCCTGCTGATGCAAATCGGTGGCGTGGTCATGGCTCTGGGTGGCGGTTATTACGTCGCAGATCACAAGGGCTATGAGCGCCGTGTGACTGAAGACAAAGCCGAGATCGACCGATTGAACGCCGAGGCTCGACAAAAAGAAGCCGAACTGGCCCAAACCCTTAAAGATAAGACCGCAGCACTTCGAAAGGCAAGCAATGCTATTCAAGCCAAAAAGACTGATACTTTTAAGCGCATTGACTCTGGCGAGTTGCGCTTCCCCTCCTCCTGTGGTGTTCAAGCCAGTTCAGATGCCGGATCTGCCGGAGGAGATACAAAAGATGGAGCCGAATCTGAACGACAGGCTCTTAAAGATATTGCAACCATCGCAGCAGACGGCGACCTCGCCATCACCCGCCTCAACGCCTGCATCGACCAATACCAAGCAGTAAAGGACAAGGTCAATGTTAAACAGTGATCAACTTCAAAAGCTGGGTATCAGCCCCGCGTGGGTTGATGGCTTGAACAAGACCTTTGAGCGGTTCAACATTTCGACACCCCACCAGCAGGCCATGTTCATTGGCCAGTGCGGCCACGAGTGCGCCAACTTCAAGATTCTGGAAGAGAACTTGAACTACAAGGCGGCCACGCTGATGCGGCTGTGGCCTAAACGCTTCCCCACACAAGAAATTGCCAATCAATATGCAGGAAACCCAAAGAAAATTGCCAACATGGTTTACGCAAACCGAATGGGCAACCGTGACGAAGCTTCTGGCGACGGGTTTCGTTTTCGAGGGCGGGGATGCGTTCAGCTTACCGGCCACTCAAATTATTATCACGCGGGTCAAGCGCTCGGGTTCGACTTCGTCATGCACCCCGAACTCATCGCCACCCCAGAATACGCAGCCCTGACCGCTGGTTGGTTTTGGGACACGCACAAGTTGAACGCCCCGGCCGAGGCTTGGGACTTCATAAAGTGCACAAAGATCATCAATGGTGGGACAATTGGCCTTGAAGAACGCCGCAAACACGCAGAGCAAGCCCTTGCTGTTCTGACCGCCTAATGGGAAAATAAAGCATGACCACGCCCTCATTTGTACTGACCTACGACAGCCTCACGAGTACCGTTCTTCAGTACTTGGAGCGGCAAGACCAAGCGGTCGTCAACTTTATCCCCACAGCCATCTCGTTGGCTGAGTTTGAGATCGCCCAAGAAATCAAAACCTTGGGCCAACTGGAAGTTGTTGATTCAACCCTTCAAGCCGGTAACCCAGTTATCCAAAAGCCCGCACGTTGGCGCAAGACTGTCTCCATGACGTTGGTGGACAGTTCTGGCAACAAACAGCCCTTATTGCTGCGCAAACTGGAATACCTAAACAACTACTGGCCCGTGGTGAGCGCAACCGCACAGCCGCTGTATTACGCTGACTACGATTACGACCATTGGTTTGTGGCGCCTACACCTGATGCGGCATACAGCTTTGAGGCTTTGTGCTACACCCGACTCCAGCCGCTGGATTCAAACAACCAGACCAACTGGCTGACCCAAAACGCACCCAATGCCATGCTGTTTGGCACATTGAAACAAACAGCCCCATTCTTGAAGAACGATGCTCGACTGGCTCTGTGGAGTCAGATGTTTACCGAAGCATTGAACGCACTCAAGACAGAAGACGTTTCTCGCGTTGGCGACCGTTCTGCGGTGGCTGTTGACAGTTAAAGCAATCTGGGCCATCCGCAAAGCGCAAAAGGAAATAGCATGAGCCAAAGTTATACGAATCCATTTACCGGCCAGACAGTCAGCCCATCACAAGTCTCTTACGAGTCGCTGACGATCAGCGCTAACACGCCTCTTGAGTGGCCGATCAACGGTAATGACGCCGTCACCTCGGCGAACATCATTGACGTGACCGCAACCATTGGTGCGGCATCGTTCCGCGGAACTATTTCCGGCACGACTCTGACTGTGACCTCTGTGACCTCTGGCGTGGTTCAAGTTGGCCAAACTATCATCGGCACGAACATCGCCGCAGGGACGACCATTACAGCCCTTGGAAGCGGCTCTGGCGGCACAGGCACATACACCATCAGCATCTCGCAAACCATCGGCACGGCTGAGGCTATTACGGCCTCTGCGTTGCTTTTGGAGTTGCCCCCTGCCACTCAGGTGTCGACCGGCCAAGCCATCATCGTGCGCAACGTTGGCTCTTACACTTTCACGGTGGCTGACAACTCTGGCAACTCGGTTGTTTCTGTGGCGCCCGGCATTGCGTATTACATCTGGCTGACCAACAACAGCACGGTCAACGGCACATGGACTGAGGTTCAGTTGGGTGCTGGAACATCGGCTGCCAATGCCGCCACGTTGGCCGGGTATGGCTTGGATGCCATCGGCAACACGCTGAACACCACCACACCCTCAGTGGCCTATTACACCAACGCCACCCTGAGTGCCAATGCTCAGGCTCAGTTGTCGGTATGGGAAGGTGGTGCTGGCACGATTACTTTGCCAAGTGCATCGGGTGTTGGCGCGAATTGGTTCACCATTGTCAAAAACAACGGCACCGGCATCTTGACGGTACAGACCTCTGGTTCGGACACGATTGACGGCATTTCAAATTCAACCCAGTTGCAAATCGGTGAGTCGTTTGCCTTGGTGTCGGACGGCACGTCCATATACAACTCTTGGGGCTATGGCCAAAGCGCAATCTTCTCGTTTACGCAAGAGCAAATTTCGGTCACCGGCGCAGGTGCCACGATCACTTTGTCTTCGAGCCAAGCCTCTTACACCCTTCAAGAATACTCTGGTGTCCTGAGCCAAAACACGAACGTGGTTGTTCCTTCCACGGTTCAGTTTTACGTTATCACCAACAACACAACTGGTTCATACACGCTGACTTTCAAGACAAGCGTTGGCGGTGGTGCAACAACAACTATCCCCAACGGCTCAACCGTTGCGATGGTGTGCGATGGCACAAACGTCTATGCTGTTTCGACTGTGTCTAACAACGTCACCTCGCTGACCTTGAGCGTGGGATCATCGACTAACCCCTCGCTGAACTTTGTGGGTAACCTGACAACTGGTTTTTATTTGCCCAACTCAAACCAAGTGGGTATCACAATCAACGGCTCTGAGCAGGCTTACTTCAGTTCAACTGGACTGACCGTGTTTGGCGGTATCAGCGGGGGCACATTTTGACCTCTAAAGTCATAGCCCTACAAATCCCGCCGGGTATACAGCGGGATGGAACTCAATTTGCTGCGCCGTCCTATGTCGACGGCGAGTGGGTGCGTTTCCAACGTGGCTTGCCCAGAAAGATTGGCGGCTACACCGGCGCATTCTTGAACGCTTCGGGCATCTCTCGTGGTCTTACCATGAGCGCCTCAAACGGCCTCAACTACATCATCTCGGGCTACAGCGCAGGCATTCAACAATGGGTCACCAACAACGTGACGGCCATTGGTACTGGGCCAACACCTTTCTCCTTGAGTTCATCGTTCACCCCAAACGCCAATAACTTGTGGCAGTTTGACATTGGTTGGGACTCAACCGGTGGGAATGCTCTTCAGTTGATCGCCCACCCCGGACAGAATCTGAACTTCATCTCAAGCACCGTCAATACACGTCCTTTGTTCGGGCCGTTTACTGGTACAACTCTGGCGCCAGTTGGTGTGTTTACGGCCGCAGGGACAACAACAAATACGCTGAAAACCGTCACGTTTGCCACCACCATTGCTGGCATCGGGCCGGGTGTGACCGTGACAGGAACTGGCATCCCTGCCAACACTTATGTGGTGTCTGCCAACACTGTAGCCGGTGTCTGGACGGCAACTTTGAACAACGCCGCCACCGCATCCGGCACGGTGACATTGACCTTTGACAACAACATCTCCGTGTCCGGCGGTGTTGTGATGCTCTACCCCTATTTGTTTGTGTATGGCAACAACGGGCTGATCCAGAACTGTGCGGCTGGTGACTTCACCAACTGGACATCGTCTGACGCCAACGCCAACAACGTGGCCTCTACAAAGATCGTGAAAGGGCTTCCAGTTCGTGGTGGTACTACATCACCCTCTGGGCTGTTTTGGTCGCTGGATTCGGTTATTCGTGTGTCCTACACACCAACGACGATCACCACCGGCACAACGTCATCGACTTTCTACTGGCGGTATGACTTGATCACCCAGCAAAGTTCGATCATGTCATCGAGTTCCGTGATTGAGTATGACGGCATTTTCTACTGGTGCGGCGTGGATCGTTTCTTGATGTACAACGGTACTGTTCAAGAAATCAAGAACGATCAGAATTTGAACTGGTTCTTTGACAACGTCAACTTCAGCCAGCGCCAAAAAGTCTGGTGCACGAAAGTTCCTCGCTGGGGTGAAATTTGGTGGTTCTACCCCCGCGGTGACGCTACAGAATGCACCGATGCGATCATCTATAACGTGCGTGAGAAGACATGGTATGACGCTGGTTCTGCCCCCGGCGCCCGTCGCTCGGCTGGCATTTTCACCGAAGTGTTCCCCAAACCAATCTGGGGCGGCACGGACGCCACTCCAATTGTTTCGTTCCAAGGCTCGGTGAGCGGTACGACGTTGACCGTCACCGCCATGAACTACGGAACCATTTTTGTGGGTCAGATTCTGCAAGGTCTTGGCGTCTTAGATCAAATGGTCATCACCGCTCAAGGAACTGGAACCGGTGGGACTGGCACATACACCGTCAACAACCCCACAGGAACGGCCGTAGGGGCCACAACTTTGTATGCGAATGGCTATACAGTGTGGCAGCACGAAACCGGCACAGATCAGGTTTATTTGACGAATGTTGATGCGATCTATTCGATGTTTGAGACACCAAGCCTTGGTGGTTTGGCTGGTTTGGTTGGCTCGACTCAACAGCCGGGTGACAACAACTGGACTCGCTTAGAGCGTATTGAGCCTGACTTTGTTCAAAATGGACAAATGGATGTGATTGTTACAGGTAAGGGTTATGCCGATGAAACAGATCAGCCCTCTCTGCCATACAATTTTGATCCCACCACTTTGAAAATTGACATGCGTGAACAGCGTCGTGAAATGCGGTTGCGTTTTGAGTCGAACACGTTCAATGGCGATTACCAGACAGGTAAGATTATCTTGAGCCTTGATACTGGTGATGTTCGCGGAACGGGATCACCATAATGGCTGTAATGTACGATCCCCGCGGGATGGATTGGGACACCTACTGCAAATTGACAGAAGAGCAGTTTGCTCCCAATCAGCTTGGGCATGTCGACGAAGAACATTGGATGGACTGGGTCGACGGGTTAAACGGCATCGGTTACTTCATGCAGTCTGGTATCCCTGATGCACGTCAGTTCAGCGACTGGCGTGGTTGGGCAGAGTCTATGTGCGGCATCATGAGCATCACGGGGTAAATATGCGCGTAACTACAATTAACAGAGCGTATTGCTGCGTTTTCGACAGCAATGCTTATTCTTCCCCACTTTCAAATCCCGCAGTAACCGGCAGTGCTGCCACCACTTCGGCTGGTGCTTTGCCTGCGGTGATGCCCGCCCCCGCCCCTGCACCCGCTCCGGCCCCTGCTCCTGCTCCTGCTTCTCAGTACGGCAATATGTCTTCGCTCGGTTGGAGCAACCTGACCCCCGATCAGATTGCCAACATCGGCTCGTTGGTTGAAACAGTCCCCGGCTTGCAGGCGCAGCACGATTACTTCGGCAACCTGACGGGCTACAACGACGGAAACGGGAGCACATACGACACGCAAGGTCGGATTATAGGTGGTCTTGCCAATAATTACGGCTACAGTGTTGACCCCAATACAGGCAACATCACAAGTAAGACAGCGGTGGGGGGTGGCGGTTGCTTTTTCGGCGGAATATTTAAAGGCATTGGAAAAGTTCTTTCTAATCCAGTTGTTGACACTATTGGAATTGGACTATTGACCGGCGGCGCTGGACTCGGTCTTACTTGTGCAATTGCTGGTGCGATTGGATCTACAGGCTCGGCAGTTGGTGATGCCGCCCTTTCTGGTGCAATTTCTGGTGGAACAAGTGGCGGTTTAACAAGTGCATTACAAGGAAAGTGCATCGGCGCTGGCCTTGTAGGCGGTGCATTGACTGGCGGCGTGGGTGGCGCTGCGGGCGGTTTCGCAACTTGCCTTGGTGCTTGTAAGTCTTTGGCAAGTGCCGCATCTGGTGCAGCAAGAGGTGCAACAGGCGCCGCGCTAAACAATGGTTGCGTGGTGCAAGGGGCATTGGCTGGTGGTGCTGGTGCTGGCGTTTCTACGGCCGTGAACAATGCGATTTGTTGTAACTCAGTAGGAAAAACTGCGGGCAACCTTGCGGGTTCTATTGCAAGTGGTTTGGTTACTGGACAAACACCAAACATTACTGGCGCTCTGACAAACAGTTTAATTGGGGCAGGTGTTGGTGCAGTAACCAATCAAATTGGTAGTGCCATCAATAATGCTACAGCACCCACTTCAACGTGCATGTCGGGCTTTTATACGCCTACAGATACCACCTCACTGGCTAACTATCAAGCCAACCAACCATCACCTGATACAACCGGTTTGGGCAGCGGCAACTACAACACCGACACATCTGGTGGGTTGGATTTCCTGAACAATGCAGGTTCTCCCACCCCTAGCGCTCCAGCCAGTACGACGCCTACTGTTACTGACACCAGCCAATTGGCTGATGGCTCATGGAAATACACCTATTCAAACGGCACATGGGTGGTGACCGATCCAAGCGGTCAGAAGCTGTATGACAACTACAGCCAGCCCACGGATGCTTCAACTGTGGCACCTCCCAGCGAGTCAAGTTATACGCCTAGCAGCGATCTGGAAAATGTGGATGTTGCCAGCACTTCAACTTCTGGCCAAGATACTGCCGCACCTCCGGGTGAAGCGAGTTACACGCCGCCATCAGGTGGTTTGCCGACCGTCAATGTCACCGATACATCTCTTTCTGGACAAGACACGGCTGCACCTCCCGGAGAGGCCAGCTATACACCGTCCGATAACAGTGGCTTACAGACGGTTGTCGTGACCGGTCAAGATGACTCTTCGACCATTCAACCCACAGAACCAGATGTCCAGCCTGTTGGCGGATTGCCAAGCGACTTCTTGAGCGGTATTGATACCAGCGATCCGTTGCAGACTGTTACGGTGGTCGGAGACAAACCAGCCGACACAACCATTCAACCGACTGAGCCAACTGCTGGTGACATAACCCCAGTTAAACTGGATGTGAACACCGGCGACACGTCTTCGTCTTCTTCTGGTAAGACCAACAACGGCTCAAGTAGCGGTTCAAGCAGTGGCTCAAGTAGCGGTGCCGAACCATCAACTGCACAGCCTACACAGCCTGCGTTTGGTAAATCCGAGTCTGTCTTGAAGTCGTATATGCCTAACACGCAGTTCAAGCAAGAGGCTGCGCTCAAGCAACTGTACGATTCACTTGATCCGGAACTGAAGGCCGCCATGGGATCATCTGAGTCGACCAAAGAGTCGGCGCCAGAAGAAAGCTACAAAGATTTTGTAGCCCCAGCAGATTTTGAGAAAGAAGTCCCACTTATGCCAACCTCTAAACACGGCGGACTCATTCACATGTCAGGAGCCGGTAGCGTTTCGGATGCGGTGGATGATCTGATTTCGTCCAACACGCCAACCATGCAAAGCATATTTAATGATGCGCAAAAAGCTTTTCAGCCCACTCCAATGCGGGCGCCTGCATCTACTGGCCTTGAGTCCAGCACCAAGTACATTCAGCAAGTCAAGCCACATCAATTGCAACAACTTTACAACTCCATCAATCCTGCCCTGCGCAGCCATTTGATGGGTGGCGGCCCAGTTGTTGGTGTGGGCGGTATGGCTGAAGGAGGCCTTCCAGCGCGTTATCACCCCGAAGCGCCTAAAGGACATCACCCAGAATTTATCACCGGCCAAACGGGCTATTACGCGGCTGGACGGGGCACTGGCCAGTCGGACGACATTCCTGCCATGCTCAATTCAGGGGACTTCGTAATTGATGCTGACACAGTGGCCCAGTTGGGTGACGGTTCTAGCAAAGCTGGCGCTCAGGCGCTCGAGCATTTCCGCAACCAGATTCCCCACCATGCGCACGGCGGTTTAACCGAGCCTGTGCCCGCCAAGATCGCTGACGGTGAATATGTGTTACCGGCTGCATTTGTTACTGCTTTAGGTGGTGGTGATAACAAGACAGGATCGAAGTTGCTGGATAAAATGCGTGAAGAGTTGCGAGAGCACAAGCGGTCTGCGCCTGTCAACAAGATTCCACCCAAGGCGAAAAGCCCGCTTGATTACCTCAGAATGGCGAAAGGTTAAAAAATGGCCAACCTCCTGCAAAGTTCACAAAACACGGCAACGACAGCGCCGTGTTATTACAACAAATACCTTTCTTGCCTTGCTACGCAGGGCATCAATCAAACTGGGCCAAGTGGCGGTCAGTTTGTTGGCGCGCAACCCCTTCAGCAACAAGCATTCAACGCCGTTGGCCAGAACTTTGGTGCCCAACAAGGCAACTTCCAGCAAGGCCAAAACCTTTTGGGTTGCGCCGCTAATACCAACATCACTGGTGCTGGCGCTGGTTACATTCAAGCAGGTACTCAAAACAGCGGTTTGGGCGCCATGCAGCCCTATGCCAACCAAGCGTTGGCCACAAGCGGCACTCAAGTCGCCAGCCCTTACGTTAATAAAGGCACCTCTTTGTGCGCAACCGGTGCTGCTAACCCTTACATCCAAGCCGCCGCTTCTCAGGGTGGTTTGTGTGCCGCACAAGGTTATCTGAACAAAGGCACGAACGCCAACATCGTTGGTGCTGCACAGCCTTTGATCAACCAAGCCGCTTCCCGCGGTGGTCTGTGCGCTGCCAGCCCTTACTTGCAACAAGCCGCAACAAATAACCCCGGTCAATTGGCTCAGTGCTACATGAATCCGTACTTGAAGAATCAAGTGCAGAACGTGTCTGACATCGCCATGCGGAACATTCAGCAGAACTTGGCCCCTCAAGCAACTGCGGCTGCTGTAGGCTCTGGCCAGTTTGGTTCTCAACGTGGTGCCCAAGTATTGGGTCAGGTTGAAGCCAACGCCATGCAATGTCTGAACAGCCAAATTGCTAATTTGGAAAGCCAAGGCTACGGTCAGGCATTGACGGCCGCCGGTGCGCAACAAAGCTTGCTGGGTCAATTGGGCGGAACTGCTGGCAACTTGGGTCAGTCGCAACAAGCCCTGCTTGGTCAGTTGGCTGGCACGGCTGCATGCGCTGCTGCGAAGTGCGCTGGTACTGCATTGACCGCTGGCCAGACTGCCGGTTCGTTGGCTCAACAACAGCAAGGTCTGCTTGGAACTTTGGGACAAACAGCCGGAACTTTGACCTCGGCACAAATGCAAAACCTGATCAACGCAGGTGGCACACTTGGTGGCCAACAAACCGCGGCCAATCAGATTGCTGCTGGGTTGGGATCAACCGCTGCTGGCGCCCAAAACGCCTACAACGCAAACCTCTTGCAAGCTGGCGCTACATCAGGTTGCTTGGCCGCTCGTCAAGCCGCTACAAAAACCGCTGCCGCACAAGGCATGGGCAGTCTGGCTGGTCAGGCTGCAACGCAGAATCTGGCTTGCATCAACGCTCTGTCTACGCTGGGTGGCCAACAACAGACCATTCTGCAAAACCAACAGTGCTACCCACTGACCAAGCTGTCGAACATCTCGAACTTGTTGAAGGGCTACACCGTTCCCACATCGACAAAACAAACGATGTGCATGTCGCCCTTGTCTGGTTTGGCCAGCGTTGGCTCAACTGCTGCGGGCTTGTTTTCAGGCACTGGCAAGTGCGGTACTGGCCCAAGTTTGATCTGCCAGATCAAAAAATCTTTTGGCGGCGTACAAGCGGATTCTTCAAGCCCAACTGGTTTCACCAATGGCGCTGGCCAGTATGTAAATCAAGATGGTTCTGCGTATAACGCTGGCCCAACTGGCAACACATACGGCCCAATTAGCGATAATTTGATCAACAGCATGCCAAGTAAGAACATCAACAACATTGATCCTTCGCTTGGGTGGAGTTGCGGTTGCGCTGAAGGTGGTTCCGTAAAAGCGGCACGAGGCGGATCAATAGGCTGCGTATCTACACGTCACATGGGCGGTCTGCCCTCTTACCGGAGATAAGTTATGGGAAAAGAAGACAGTCAACTGGGTAACGCTGGCACATTATTTGGGGCAGACCCATCAAAGCTAAACCCTTACGGCGCTGACCAAAGCGATGTTCAAGACTACCAAAAAGCTTTGCAAGATTCCATTAAAGCGCTGGAAGATCGCTACGCACAGCCCAACTGGTTCAAGGTAGCAGCAGGCTTTGCAAAGCCCCAATTAGGCGGGTTTACGGCCTCTTTGGGCAGTGCCGCTGGCGCCTTGGGGGACTGGCAAGAACAACAACGTGCTGCTGAACTGCCTATTTCCCAAATGCGGGCGCAATTAGCGCAGACAAACATCTTGATGAATCAGAAGAAAAAAGCTGCTGGATTGGCAGATGAAGCTCTTGGAGCAGAGGGTGGAATTACACCCACACATGTTGCCAGAGTTATGAATTTTGATCCTGAACGTGGTGCAATTTTGCAACGCCAACTGGAAAACGAACAAAAGACTCGTGCAGAAATCATGGATGCTTGGAAGGCTGGGGCAGATAAGGCCACGCTTTTGGCAAAGTATGGTGATGATTTCAAGCGCCTATTCCCGAATGGAACTCCACCTATTCCAAAACCACCCGGTGCAATGAATAGTGCAACGGGTAATGTAGAAATTGGTGAACCGAACAAACCTCCAGTTGGTTTTAACGGCACAGAAAAAGAATGGCAAAACATGCCATTAGAAAAACAAATTGCTGTCAGATCTAACTTGGAAGAGAAGCGTCAAGGCACAGCACAAGAGCAAGAATCAAATTACCGCACACAAGCGGAAAATGCTTCTCAAATGTTGCCCACCTTGACTGCCTTGCATGAGTTGGCATCAAAACCGAACATGCAGAAAATCTTGGGCATCTTTGAGAATGGCGATGTGCTTGGTGCTGTTGGTAAAGCTGTTGAAAGCGGATCCTTTCCTAAACTTCTTGAGACTGCTCGAAATCAAGTTATTTCGGCAGCCAAAGATCCTCAAGATATTTCTGACTTCAACACCCTCATGGGGCTTGTGGCCAAAGTTAACTTGGGTGTTCGTCAAGGGCAGCTTAATCCGTCCAACTACACGACTGAAATTGATACCATGGCAGGGCCGGGAATTACCGATCCGCAAGATGCGTTCTTACGCAAAACAGCACTGGCACAACACGACATGTCGCATCGTGTGCAAACTTACAAGGCATACAAAGATGCGGTTAAGGCTGGAGTACCGGCCTCTGACTTTATTGGATCTGATCCTTACAACAAGCTTGAATCAGAATATCAAGCTGAACATGCTCGTCGTGCCACAACGCCTTATCCAACTTTGACTTCTGCCAAAGCCCCCGCGGCTTCTGCTAACAAACCACAAAGTTCAACACCCCCTGCGGCACCCGCTACGCCAAGTGCGTTGACCCATGATGCTATAAAGGCCGCAATCGAACGCAAGAAGAAATTGGCAGAACAACAGCCTTGAGGTGAATCATGGACATATCAAAACTGAATGATGACCAACTGGAACTCGCCGACAAAATTGGCGAATCTGCAAAGAAATATGGTTTGAATCCAGATTTTGTATTGCCTATGGTTATGCAAGAAAGTGGTTTCAACCATGGATTGAAGTCGCCAAAGGGTGCGGTTGGCATCATGCAAATCACGCCAGAGACTGCAAAAACTTATGGCTGCGATGACATAAACGATGTCAATCAAAACATTGACTGCGGCTTAAGAATTGTTAAGTCTTTGACTGATCATCCAAAGATTGGAAATGACCCATACAAAGTATTGGCAGGCTATAACGCAGGGCCAAATACAAAGTTTTTCCAGACTGGTGATTTAACCGACTTGCCGGATGAAACATTGAACCACATGGATATGGTAACCAACCATGCTGGTGGGACATTGCCCCAAGTTTTAGGCGGCACTCCAGAAGAGCCAAAAGTAAAACCGGGTTATGTTGACAATACGCCTGAATCGTCCAACGATGCGGCGGCTAATGCTGCTGAAAATCCAACTGGTATGTATGGCACTCCGATGCAATCTGGTGCTGTAGGCGCTGCCACAGGGGCGGCTTTAGGTGCAGCGTCAGCCGGTAAAAACATCGTGGCTGACGTGTATGACGCTTTGAAAAACCGTGTCACCAACACTCCTAACGGCGGCGCACCCGGATCAAAATGGTTATCAAAAGTTGGCGGAATCAATCGACCAGATGTGGCCAGTGTTCGTGAAGGCGCAAACATTTATAACCGAAGCAAAAGCACCGGCAAGGTTACTGGCCGTCTTTTCTCAAAATATGGCCCAGTGGTTCCAAACTCTTTGGTTCCTGAAGTGGCTCAAGAAGCCGCGCCAATAGCAGAAGAATCGCCATCAATTTTGAAGAACATGGCAAAGTATTTGGGAAGCAACATTGTCAAGGGCGGTTTGTCTGGCTTGGGCGTTGGATTTGGCGCTCAAGATGCTTATTTGCGCAGCAAGAGAAATGACCCACTTGGTGCAACTATTGCTGGAACTGGTGCCGCTGCCAGTGCTCTTGCGCCATTTGTTGGTGGTTCGGTATTGGGGCCGGTAGCTGCTACTGCGCCTTTAGTAAATGCCACTTTAGACTATTACAAAAAACACCCTGAGTTGCGTGAGCAAATAAGCGAAAACGCAAATCTCATCGGCCCCTGATCATCGGCTGTCTCCCCGATGACTTTCCTCCCCCAGTGTTGGGGGAGGTTTTTTTACCAAAATAGCCATGCAAATATCCAAATGTACATGGCGACCAAAAACCACATCACATCTTGCCTCGTTTTTCTTGAAGCTTGTTGGCCACTTCCGGGTTAAGGCTGGCCACAAACTCGATGCAGGCGTTACGCTCTTTGCGGGCGTAGTCCAAGGCAACTTCTTTTTCGATCTCGTGCGCAAACGCAATCAGATCAACTTCTTCGGCCACCAATGCTCCGGGCATGCGCTCATCGGTGCTGAAGTACAACTGTTTGATTTTCTCTTCGCTTAACATTTCATTCTCCAAACTTGTTTTTTAAAGTCCAATAACGCAAAAGACACTTAAACATCTCCCAATGCTGATCCAATTCTTTTTCAGTCCACTCGTGAACTTTGATCAAGCCGGGACGCTTGACCGAAACGAACACATTCGCACAACGGGCTTCTGGTAAGCCAAGGCCGTACCGGTAAGCAGCAAGTTGCATAGCGTGTTCTGGATAACCAACAACGTCATCGTCGTAATCAAAGTCCTTTGACTTGGCGTCCAACACGATCCCCGTTGGGCTTGTAGGATCAATGCCAGTGTACAAGTCAACCTTACCGCCGAAGCCCATCTTGTCGGTGAACGAGCGCTCAACGATCCATGGGTTCATGGACTTCAAGTTGAAGTGCTTGGCCACTTTCTCGTCGAATGCTTTGGCGATGTCTGCGTGTTCAACTTGATGGCCACCCAAGAAGTACTTCTCAATCGACTCATGGATGCGCGTACCACGCTCTGCGGCGCGTTTTGCGGTTTCCTTTGAGTCTTGGATGATCCGTTGAACAAAGTGAACTTCTGGCTCGTTTGGAAGCTGTGGAAGGGTCAGTGCCGCTAACAGCATCTGCTCCATTTTCCAAGCCTCTAAAGCGGGCTTTGCGGCGACTTTTAAGATCGTGGTGACCGACGGCACCAGACTCATCTTTCGTGCGTCCCTGAGCGTCGTAGGACGATCTGATCCGTCCTTGGCTTTGACTGTGTAGGCAGGGGCGCCTTTTTTGTCGTACCAGTGCGTTTGCTCTCCCGCTCTTGCAATAATTGTTGTCATGCAGTTACTCTCCGATGGGGAATTGCGAAACAATGATGCGTGGCTCGATGTAAACCACAGTAGCTTTTTTGGTCTTTGGATCAAGACACTGAACCCATGTGCCGTCAGCACTTGCAGGGCTGTACAGACCGTTTGGGTCGGCCTGCGGCAGGACATAGGTGTTGCTACCAAATGGCTGTTGAGGCATCTGTGGGTTGGTGTATTGCGTGGCGTAAGGCAAGCCAAACCCAACAGAGTCGCACACCTTGTGCATCTTGCCGTTCATGTCAACGATGTAGGTGGTAGTCGCTAAATTGCGGTCACGCAACTCAAGGATGTCCTTCATCATGCGCTTCTCAGCAAAGTTCACGATGGCAGGCATGCCGACTTGCTGAACACCTTTCAGGCTCAGTTCTGACTGCTTTTTGCGCTCGATCTGAGCGGCGGTTTGGGTCTGTTCACCGCAAGCCGCCAAAAGTGTTGCGATACAAATTGCAAGGATATATTTCATTTTCCGCTCCGAAGTTCGTTGTAAAAGTTACGCAGGTTGTAGGGCATCTTCTCTTCTGGGTAAACAGAGAAGCGGTGCAATACGATGGCCCGCAAAGCATCTTTGTGGGATGCGTCGGCATTCATGTACTCAAGCTGGAGGTTTTCCAGATCGCGCACCATGCCGTCGTTGTATTGCTCAGACTCTTTAAACACGGCGTTGTCAACTGCCCGATATTTAGGCGCAAAGTATGCGTAAGACTCATACCCCAAAAAGGTCAAGCCCACCATAATCAAAAGCGTACAAAACATGACCACAAGGGCCGCAAAAATTTCTTTCATGTCATGCCCCCTTCTTCTTGGCCCACATGGCTTTGATGCGATCAGACTGGGCTTTACGGTTCTCTAGGCTCCAGCCCGTTTTCTTCTTGCCCTTGTCAAAAGACTCGATTTTGTTGTTCAACAACCGAATGATTGTGGCTGCCTCTTCCATGGCCTTCTCTTGCACGTTGATTCGTGCCTTTAGCGAGATGATTTCCATCTTGATGTTTTCTTTTTGTGCATTAGAAATAAACATGATGTCTCCTTAGAACGGGATAGAACTGTCGTCATCGAACCCGGTTGAAAGTGCCTCTGGTGGCGCAAACTCTTGCTCTGGTTCTGGTTTCTTGATGCCAAGGCGTTGCCACTCAGGTGAGGCTTCAATCTTCTTCTTGAGGTGTTCGCTGAATTTGGCAAACAGTTCCATGTCAGGATCCTCAAGATTAAAAATCTCGTTGGGGTTCACGCCTTGGGGCAGACCAGCTTGTTTGATCATGGAAGGAACTGGACTCACGCCGCTCACGTTCACATACATCTTTCCGTCTTGGCCAGCACGTTCGATCACGTTCAACATGCACCACGCGCCAAGGACGTTTTTAAGGTCAAAGCGGCGCATTTCTTCGTTGGAGAAGGGCTTACCCCGCCACGACTGTAAATCGAGCCTTAAATTGGCCTTATCGCTCCATGACAGCGTGTAGTTCTTAAAGATGGCAAACGGACGGCCGTCACGCATCTTGATCTCTTTTCCTGAGTCGTCTGTGCCGTGGATTTCCCAACCCAGCATGATTTTGTGCAGGAATTTGACTTGGCCCATGTACTCAGTTTTCTGAGTGCCAAGGTCAACGATGCGGTAGCACCGTGCGAGGTGCATGCCGGGAGGGGTGGACTCAAAAGAACCACCGCGGTCTTCAACAAAAAAGCTCATAATTTTCTCCATAGAAAAAGGT